CAAGTTCTTCTAAACGTTTCATTCGTCGAGCAAGGCTCAATGAAGGAGCCGAGGCAAACAAACTCGACAAGTCACACATTTCAATATCTAGTTCAAGATAAATATCTGCCAAATTGAGTGGTGCAGCTTCAGGTGTGCCATCCACTGCAAATCCAGCACAATGTGAATAACATTGACGTTGGTTTCCTGCTACATCACCATAGTTAAATAAACCTGCAGTACCATCTGCACTTCGCATAAAAAATTCCCTATCTTTATTAGTGCGAAATGGTATAATCCAATGCGGAGTCCATACTGGTACAGTCGCACTGCCATACATTTGTGTGACAGTCAACTTAGGTGGATTAGCAGTAGCTGTGGTGCCACCTGAGGTTTCAAAATATTCAGGTTCATCCATCGAACCAAATGTAACACTCCCAGGTGTATTGGTAGGTACTTTCGTATAACCATGCAGTCGCATTCCCATAACAAAATACTTCTGGAATAATGCTGCAATTGTAGCAAAAGGACAACCCGAAACGTAGACTTGATTTGCGGGATTAAAATACCACTGGCCGCCATTATTAGTGACGCCAAGAGTGGTAGTTATTGGAAATAGCAAAGCGCCAAAGGCGTCAATTTGCAATACTCCAAGAAAATAACGAACAACCATCCTCATGCAATTATAATTACGCGAGGGTACAAAACGATAGGAAGCCCCATTCACGACATAACCCATAGATGAGGGAGCAGTAAGGAAAGTTGAATCCTTATCCATTCCCCTCCTATTTTTGGGTTTTTTCATTTTCTTCTTGGCGATTCTTTGTGTATTAGTCTTGAAACGCCCAGAACGTCGCGGTTTCTTACCAGCCTTACGCTGTGGTTTTCCTTTCTTTTCCTTAGACGACATTTTATTTCCAGGCAATGGTCCTTTAACATTACCTGAAACAAGTGGTACCGTTGGGTCCACAATGGATTTTATTCCTGAATAAATTCCGGACAAAACAGCACGACCTGCCAAGTCTATTGGTTGGTAGACCTGGCTAGAAACGTATTGTTTGTCCAAAGGACCTTTCCGCATGTCATCGTAATTAGCGCCTAATCTTTCTGAAA